CCAGAAGAAGCAATGTAACGTTTAGTAGCTTCATAGATTTCATCCTGAAGAACACCTGTAATGGTTGTAGAAGATACAGAATCTGCATAACCAGCAAGACGTTTAGCCTCTACAGGATTACCCTTAGCTTCCTCAAATAAAACATCTATAAACTTCTGCTGTTTTTCTGTAAGTTTTTTCATGTCATCTTTCTGTATGGTTTCGCAGCCTTAGCCGCTTTCTTAGGTTGCTTAGAAAACTGCTTACCTTTTGCTGTATCCGCTCTTTTCTTTGCTGAAGATGCCGCATACGTCCCAGCACCCATAGCCTTAATAGCACTAGCTGGCAAGTAACGCTCTCCTGTAGCCTTTGGGCCTTGCGTAGAAGGTTTGCCACTCTTAGTTCTCCAATCCTGCTTAGTCCAAGACTTAAGGCTTTTTTGACTTGCAGCTAATCCACCCGTATTCATCTTCATGGGTTTCTTTGCTTTTGCTTGAGCAGTCTTACTTAGGTCTTTTAGATGGAACAATTTTTTAGAAGACTTAGACATTCTAACCCCTGTCATTACTGTTCCATCTTTGTGTTTATGTGTTTTGCCAGACCATACTGTTCCGTCACGTAAATAATGTTTAACACCTTTCATGACCTATATCCTCCACCAGCTTCTTTGTAAGCTTTTGCAAGCATCTGTGCTTTACGGGCGGACCATTGACCTGCCGCACCCCCTTTGCTTCCAGCTTTAATCCTTGCAAAAATACGCTTACGCAGAGCAGGTTTAGTATAATTACCTGCCTCATTTACTTTAGAGGTTTTCTTTATCTTGGAACTTGCTTTTGATCTCGCCACGAGTTATTCCTATGTCTTTTAAAGCACTGTCTGACATATGTTGTAGCTGCCAGTATGCTACTCTTCGTTCTTGTGCTTCTTGTATTGTTTTGATAAATTTCTTGAACATGGTATCTCTCCTTATGTCTAACCACAAGGACAGTTATACCATGTTCAAGCTTAAATAACTACAGCTATAATTGCAACCCCGCTATGCAGGATTAAAATATCATCCCCACCGTAATAGTAGCAGGGAAGATTAAGTGTGTCAAGGGCTACTTCTTTCTAGCCATACCACCTTTGTTCATAGGCTTTTTCTTGGTTACAGAACCACCGTACATATAACCAGATTTCTTAGCCATTCCACCTCTATTATAACCACTTGCGCCGGGTTTTGCATTGGGCTTAATAGGACTATCTCTACCTGTAGATAATGTTGCCCAATCAAGGTAAGAACTTAAACCACCACCGGGACTTGTTCTTTTTTTAGAGTTTTTAAACTGCGGATTAGTTATTCCATTTTGTTTAGCATCAGCAGCACTTTTAGGAAGTCCATATGTTTTACGTTGAGCTGGTGACATAGATTGCCATTGCTCAAACGTAATTTTTTTCATATTTTTTTTCTGTGCAGAAGGTGTTGCTACGTCCCTTAAAATAGCTCCGCGGGGTTTAAAAGGGTCTAAACCAAAAAGTTTTTTATTTTCTGTCTGTCTTGTTGGTTTTGCAGGTGCAGAAGGTTTTGGTGCAGGTCTAGCAGAACCGGGAGGGCCAAATTTTGTTTTCTTAACACCAGCTTCTGTTCCATCTCCCCTACGTACTGGACCTTTAGCATCGGGTTTAGGTCGTAGTTTGGGTCTTACTTTAGCTGGACCTTTCTTTTTAGTAGTAGTGGCTGTTCCCGGTTTCTTACGCCGTGCGCCTTTAAGAGAAGCAAGTAATCCGGGTTTACCTTTAGTACCCATCTTACCATCAAAACCTAACAAGTCTCCTAGATAGGTATCTTCAAAGCCAATGCTTTTATTTCCGCTTGTGTCTTTAAGATCACGTTTACCACCAAAACGGGGGTTCTTTTTCTTTTTCTTCTCAGCCATTAGCTTCTTCCCTTTTTAAGATTGTTTACTTGTGACTTAACCATGCCACCCATGTTGTAGGTCATAACACCTTTTTTAGTCATGCCGCCTTTGTTCATTTTTGCATCTCTAAGAGATGTTGAAAAAGCTTTTTGTGCTTGGCTGGGAGGTCTAACACCTGTTACCCTGCGGTCTTTTTTATTACCAAATTCATCGTCATCTGAACCTAAATAGATCTCATTCACGCCCCTTCGTAGCGTAGCTTCTGCCTTTAGGTCAGACATAGTGCGGCCTTTACTGCTATTCATTGGGGCATTTGAAAGTTCATCAGGCATACGTGATTTACGATCTGCTCTACGTTTTACTTCAGCCTTTGGTCCTTTTGGTCTATTATTAGGGCGTTTAGAAGGCCCAGAACCAGTACCAGTTCTAGTATCAGCAAGAAGTTTATCAGCCTCCTCTTTGCCTTTTTGCATAGCAGCACGTTTATCAGCCATATCTTTTTGAGCTTTTGCTATATCTTTTTGCAACTTTTCAACTTGTTGTGCAGGAGACATTGCATTATTGTTTAAAGCTCTTTTAGGAGTAGTAGTTTGCCTACTTCTTTGTTCATCACTAATTGCATCTTTTTTCTTTGGTGCTTCTTTTTTCTTAGGACGTAACTTTGGTCTTAGAGATTTTGTAACGCCTGTCTCTCCAACATCTTTACCTTTGTTCTTAGCCCAAGCAGTAAGAGCGCTACCCTTATTCTTGCCTTTATTCTTTTTCTTCCATGCGTTAAGCTGTTCTGCAGTTACTGCAAGTTTTTTAGTTCCATTCTTATCGTAAAAATAAAGGGAACCAGCTTTTTGAGCTGCACTAACACTCCTATGTTTCTTAGCCATGATACACTTCTCCTATGCCTTACCAGCGTTTTTGTTGCGAGGGAACGACCTGTTATTAGTTTTACTTTTAACAGATAAATTACCCATAGAGTTATTCATAGGGTTGCCATCTTTATGATCAACATCCCTACCATCACCCTTAGTTACCGCACCATTTTTCTCTAAAGTACGTCTAGCTCTTTTACGAGCAGCATTCTTAGCTAACTCTATAGGAGTACTTTGTAGTTGGCGTTCTCGTTTATAATTACGATCAGAGGTAACATCACCTCCAATACTGTATCCACTTTTATTATGAACGGTTTTAGTAGGAAAAAATTTAGCTACCATTTTACTTTATCCGCCCAGTAAGCTGCACTCAACTTACCCTTCTTAATATTTTTCCCGTGTCTTGCTTTAAAGGATGCACGTTTTTTCTTCATGCGGTCAGATTCACCCGTTTTGGGCTTCCCTGCCGTTTTAGCTCCCTGTTCACCGAACCTGATGAGCTTGATGGTTGTACCTTCTTTTGCAAGTACGGCATGACTTTTTTTCGGGTGATCAGGGGTACGCTTCGGCTTGTTATAACCTGCAAACTTCTCTCCTCGGTAGGTAATGCTCATTGTTTATCTTTCACTCTAGGTAAGCAGTAGGCGACAACCCTATCTTCTGGTGCTATGCCGTGTGTGCTGTAACGTTTTGTTATCTCTCTAGCATAATAGTTGCAATGTTCTATGTTGTCAAACACCATACTATCTTCTATTAATTCCCTAGTTGCACCTAGGTACACCATGAGAACAAAGGTGTACATTACATCATTTCAAAATGTGGTGCGTCTATAAATGGTCTACGACCTTGTGAACGACGAACATCAACATAGGTGTTCATTGCATCTTCCATAGAACCATCCCAGTCAGCAATATTACCTACTGTCCAAGCTGCTCCCCACTTGAGTGCTACACCTTTTTGTTTAGCAGCAGCAGCCATAGCATCAGCGATCTCATCATACTTATTTAACGACCAAGTAACGTTAGGGCCAATATAAGCTACAAGGTCTACTGCACGACCCTCTAGGTGCTTACTCTTCATTGTTTGTGAGGCACCACTAGCAACAAGCTTCTCTTGTTCCTCTACAGTACGCATACCACAAGTTACTCCAAAGTCCACCTTGGTTAAAGTAATAGCAGTCTTAACTACTTCTATTAACTGAGGATTAATACCTTCTAGTCTTCCTTCACTACGTGATGATAGTTTAAAACTCATTTGAATAGTCCGCCTTTACGCATATCGTTGTGTCCTGTTCCTGCTAGGCCACCTTGCTTAAAACCTTTTGTTTTCTTGGCAAGACCACCTCTATTATTTTTACTAGGAGGAACATATTTTTTTACACTGTTATTTTTATCTAATAAATTTTGCATTTGATCATAGGGAAAAGTAAAAATATTTTTAGC